TTACTTATTTGCTGGTGATTTGTTTGACGCTGTCGCCATCGCTGACTTCGGGGATGCCAGAGACGCTGGTGAGCAGGCTGATGACGCCGGCCAACGCGGCGGCCCCGGCTACCATGATCCAGTCGACGCCGCCTATGGTGACGGCGCTCACGGGGATGATGGCGATCGCGGACTGGGCCGCGGTCTTCAACGCTCGTATGCCGGCGGCCTTGGCCCAGTCGGCGAGTTTCCTCGTGGTGTTCCCCTCCGCCGCGCTGGCCGAGGCGTTGTAGGTGTTGTATTCGGACTGGTCCTGTGCGTCCGGTTTTGTTTCCGTCATGGTTGCTCCTTAGAAGGTGTTGGTGTTGAGTCTGGTCTGCAGGGCGCGCACGGTGGCGGGGCCGAAACTCGCGTCCTGGGTTACGCCGAGATGCGCCTGGATGGCACGGATTGTTGCGGGGCCCATGAGGCCGTCGGCGGTGATGCCGAGTCGGCGTTGCACGGCGCGGATCAGGTCGCTGCCGCTCGGGCCATAGGCGACGGCGTACAGGTTGGGCCGGTTGCCGCCGTTTCTGAGCTGGCCGCTGATCACCCCGTCCGCCGTGGTGCCCATGACCTGCTGCCAACGGCGTACCGTGGCAGGTCCACAATCCCCGTCAACCGCGAGTTTGTTCGACGCCGCCGGTGTTGATGCGGGTGTTGTGCCGCCGGTGTATCTGAGGTAGCAGTTCCAGGGGAAGTCGTAGTAGGCGCGGATGTTGGTTTCCTGTCCGGTCTGGTCGCCTGCCTGCCCGTTCGCCGTGCGGGTTTCGGAGTAGCTGGCCTGTGCGAGCTGCCCGCCGCCGAGATACACCGCCACATGGTCGGCGTCGTTGAGCAGGATGTCGCCCGCCTGCGGGTTCCCGTCGTTCGCGACGCGGCTCCAGCCCCGGGCGGTGAGCTGGGCGCTCATGTTGCCCGTGTACGTGGCCGAGCCGGTGTCGAACCCGGCCTCCCGCAGGCACCAGATGACCAGGCTGGAGCAGTCGCAGTTCCCGCCCGGTCTGATGTTCCACCGGTCGTTCTGGTTGTAGCCCAGGCTCACCGTCTGGCACCAGTAGCGCATCCGGTTGATGAGCGTGTTGAGATTGCCCATGATCAGTCCTCCTTCGCTTCCTCGAGTGCGGCGAGCGAGTCCTGTTCGCTGACCGGCGTGATGTCGGGCGGCATGGATTCGCCCTGCGGCTGTGTGATCGGTTCGGCCATGATGGTCTCCTTATGGTTGGTTGTTTTGGGGTATCAAAAAGGCCGCTCATGATGAGCGGCCTTGGATTGGGTGAGGATGGCTAGGGTCGGTCGTGGGTGTAGTCCCAGTCGTCGTCGTGCACGCGGCGCGCGTAGTTCTCCTCGAGCTGCGTCAACCGGATGTGACCGACCCCGTTGCCGCCGATTCTGCTGTATTCGCGGCCCGACTGGATGGCGCTCTCATGGCTGTTCTGGTCGAACGGGTGCGCGAAGAGGCATTGGCGCAGCACGATCAGTTTCAGGTCATGTATCTGTCCGACGAGCTGTTGCTCCTGCCGGTCGAGGACGTCGAAGTGCCGGTCGCCTTTCTCCAGCTGCCTTGCAAATACCTCGAGGTCGGCTTTGGTGACCGTGCCACGGCGTTTGGCCAGGTGCTGGGTGGCCCAGCCGGCGAGGCTGCTGAGCGCTCCGCTCATGATGATGGCGGTGACGATGGCGACGATGGAATCCTCGGACATAAGTCTCCTTGGTGAATACGCCGGTGCGAAACGGGTATAGTCGGGATTATGGAAGCAGCTATTCAGCAACAGGAATTGCCGGACGAACACGATGACGATGAACCCGTGGAGTCGGCGAGGACGACGATGCCGGAGGATACCGTGGACCCCGATGGGACAGCGGACTCCCAGAGCGATAAGACCGCGGGACACAGGGACAAGACGAGGCCGGAATCGCGGCATGGCAAACCCGGAGAATTTCGGAAGATCATGATCATACTGTTGATCATCGTTGTCGTGATACTGGGGATCGGTGCGATAGTGGGGTATGCCGCCGGTTTCTTCGGATTCGCGGTCGATCCAAATAACGTGCTGGCCGCCATCGCCGCCGGGATGGTGCTGCTGACGTCGATCGCTCATTTCCTTTCCTCGGGCGGGCGGCACGTGGACGATTCGACCGTCAGAGTCCTGGACCTGGCGGGATCGTGCCTGACCGCGTTGGCGCTCGTCCTCATAGCGGCGAAGCCGTGAGCCGGGACCGGGTTCATGCGCATGCTCCTCGTTGGGTGCGGTCGTCTGTCCAGATGCCATGACCGCTGAGTAATACGTAGCGTCAGTCTGCGGCGTAGATGGCCCGTAGCGTGGTAGCGCCGAGCGCCTGCCGGTAGCGGTCGCCTGGCTGGTAGGACCGTCCTGTTCCCTCCGCGCTGGTGTTCCACTCCACGAATCTTTTCGCTTGGGGGGGGATGGGAGGCTGTTGGATGAGCGTGTCGAGCAGGGGCTTGTTCTCGTCGAGGCTTTTGGCGGCCCATTCCCTGCCAGGCATGACGCCGGTGCCGGGGTCGTAGGAGATCCTGTAGATGCCGCCCTCGCTGGGGCGTTGGTACAGGCGCACGTAGTCGACGAGGTTCACGCCCGCTTCGCCGTCGTGGTTGCCGTTGATGATCAGGAAGCCCGGGTCACGGAACATCTCGAGCCGGGCGCGGTAGTTCCCTTGCGGGTTGAAATCGGCGATGTCGTACAGGCTGTACGCACCGACAGTGATGCCGTCGACCTTGAATTCCATGCTCCAGGGCGTCCACAGGAACCCGTATACGGCCCACTGATCCAGTCCACGCGTCGTGGCGGGGAATCCCCAGGGCGCTGCCGCGTGCCCGTTGGTGTCCCAACCCTCGTTGTACCACTTGTGCAGCCCGGGGTGCCAGGTGCCGTGCAACGTTGGGTCCGTGCTCCAGTTCATCGTCTCGAATATGTCGACCTCGCCCATGGCCGCCAGGCATCGGCGGTCGATGGTGCGCGACCGGGAGCGCATCCACAGGCTCGGTCTGCCGGTCGAGCACCAGTTGGCGCGGAATTCCAGGTAGCCGTACAGGAAGTCGAGTTTGCCCCACTGCGTGGTCAGGGCCGGCGGGTTCCTGACAGCGCCTGCGGCATCGAGGTAGGATTCCAGGCGCAGCACGCCGTCCTGCACGCTCAGGCCGGGCTGGGCGACGTCGAAGTCTATTGGCCCAGCCCCATCTGCCGTCTGCGCGATGTGCCCCCAGTTCCACAGGCTCCAGTTCGACCGGTCCAGCGAGTCGAACTCGTCGCCCCATACCTGCTTGTACCCGGCCGGCACATAACTGCTCTGCGCGGGCCATGTCATGAGATCACCCGGTTTCCCGCGTATACGGCGCTCAGGTACGCCCACTCGCTGCGCGAGACGGCCGTGGTGGCGTTCTTGCTGTCGACGTTCACGACCTTCATGCCCACGCTGGCCGAGCTGGCGAAATACAACGGGATATTGCTCAGGGACAGGCTCGCCTTGCTGTTGGCGGTACCGATCAGCGCCCCCACCCAGATGACGGTACCGGCGTTATCGTCGACGATCTGGAGCATCAGCGCCCCCCACCCCGTATTCAGGGCGATGCGGGCGCTTATCAGATACAGGCCGGGCGCGGTCAGCAGCAGATTGCCTCTGCCATCCAAAGCGTAGTTCGCGCTCGACGCGGCCACGCTGCCCGCCTTCATGTCATGGCGAGCGGCTGCCGGAATCGTGTATGATTCGGCGTCCTCGTAGGTGATGGCACCGGCTGATATTGGCGTGGCGTCGCCCAGCAGCACGAACCGGCCGTCCAGCATGCGGCCCGTGCTGCTCTTCGGATCCAGGATCAGCCCGGAGAGCGCCTGATCGGCCTTCGCGCCGCCTTCCGCCGCGTATCCCTCGGCGAGATCGCGTGCTGATTCAGCGCCCGTTTGCGCAGCCCGGGCATCATCGCGCGCCTCCCGAGCAGATGGTGTCACATCCCCGATGGGACCCGGGATGGCGACGGTGCGTTTGTCGATGATCTGATCCACATTCATGGTTGTTCTCCTTGTGGTGGTTATGCGAGGTGCCAGTAACCGGAGCCGAGCAGGTCCGTGACGCCGCCCCTGGACGCGGTCATGCGCCAGGTGCCCGAGACCCGCGACGCCCAGAGGGGATCCGCGAACGCCTCGGGCGGGATGTACACGGCGGCGACGCCGTCCACGCCGTGCGCGTCGCAGAGCCGCGCGTACGCGGGTGTCGGCGCGCCCGCCGTGTACATCACGAACCTGCACTCGTGGTCGGTCAGGTCCATGGGTTGGAACCCGCCGCCCTGGTCACACTGCCAGGTGACGGCAAGCCGGTTCGTGATCCCGCGTTGCAGAAGGATGTCGCCCCTGCCGGCGTTCTCCGCGATCGTTCCGCTCATGTTTCCTCCTATACGCCTTGGTGGTCGAGGGCGTCGAGCCGTCGGAACACCGTGTCGAAGTTGAGTTTGACGGTCACGAGGACCTTGTTCTGCAGGTCGTCGATGTACGCCTGCTGCGACTGCAGCTGCCGGGTGATGCCCTGCAGCGTCTGGACGGTGTCGCCCTGGTTGCCGACGATGCCGGACAGCTGGGAGACGATGGACGACAGCTGGCCTTGCTGCGTGCCGAGCTGGTCCTGGGCCGTCTTGAGCTGCCGCTGCTGGTCGGACAACGTGTCCTGCTGCGCCTTCAGCAGGTCCTGCGCGGCCTTGAGCTGCCGCTGCTGCTCGGCCAGCTGCTTGGTGAGCTCGTCGAGCTTGCGGGTGATCTGGCCGATCTCCGTGCCCGTGGGCCGGTTCGCCTCGGCCTTCTCCCGATCCTGCGCCTCCTGCACCCGCTGGGACGCGAGGATCTGGTCCACGGTGCCGGGCTGGTAGCGGCGTTCCGGCGTCCAGTCGTCATCGGCGGGAGGGATCGGGGTGTCGACGGTTGGAATCGTTCCCTTGTCATCCGCGGGCACCTCGACCACTGCGCCACCGTCCGTCGTGTTCTCATCCATGGCCGACATGGCGGACAGCAGCATCGGCGCGATCGCCACACCGGCATCGGAGGGCTCCGTGGCGGCCGCGTCGGCGACCTCGATGGCCAGTTCCGCGATCTGCCTGGCCTGTGAGCGCACGTGTCTGCTCATTGCGTTGAGTGTGACGTGGAGTGGTTTCAGGTTCTTGTTCATGCGCGTTCCCTTGCCTGTACGGTGCGCCAGTCGGAGCCGCTGGATCCGCTGACGTCGGTGATCTTGAGGTGCAGGAGCCGGCGTCCGAGGTAGTCGTCCTCGACGCGCAGGTCGAGGTGGTCGCCCACGTGCGGGTCGTATTCCTCGCCGAGGAGGATTTCATATGTTTCGCTGGGCCATGCGCCGAGTGCGGCCTGGGTGCGCGCGTAGGTGCGCAGCGTGTCCAGTTCGCTCACGGTGGTGTGCTGCGTGTTCGTGGATTGCATGAACGGCATCGACGTGTCCCGGTATTGCGTGGGCAGGGTGGCGCGGGTCATGACGGTCTTGTCATCGTTCTTGCCGCCCGCGGCCCACACCTGCGTCGTCAGCGGCGAACCGTCCTCATCCGAGGCGGAGAGCATGGCGCGCACGCCGGGAAGCGTCGCGTTGACGATGAGGTCGTGGTCGACGAGCTCCGGCGCGGACTCCAGCAAAAACGAGAGCCGTCCGTTGTAATCAATGGATGGGGTGAAGCGGTATTCCTGCGCCTGGTCGAGGTTGGCGAGGTCTCTTATCCGGTCCGCGCAGGTGGCCAGGTCCCAGCCGCCGTACGTGCGGGTGAACGAGCCGCCCTCCAACGGGGGCAGAGTGAACGGCAGGAGCCCCCATTTGAGGGTCTCCGCGATGATGCCGCGCGCGATGTCGCGATACGAGCCGGTCAGCGTCAGCGCCCAGTCTCCTGCGGGGTGATCCTCGTCCACCAGCACGTCACCCTCACGGAACGACGAGTCAAGCCCATGGTTGAGCACGAGACGCTTGCCAAGCAGCGTCCACCCGCCCCCGCACGTGAACGAGAGCCTGCGGTTTCTCGCGTCCCACTTGCGTGATGTCACCGGGCCCGCGTGGATCACCCGCTGGCCGCGCTGGACCGCGAGGATCACCCGCCACGGGCGCATCGCGTCATGCAATGACATGCCGTTGACCGTGAGTCGTTTCGCCATCGAGCTGAATACGACGTCCACGGACAATTGGCCGGGCTCGTTGATGGAGTCCGACCAGGAGCAGCCCGTGTACGGCAGGCGCGTCAGGTGTTCGCCGGTCATGGCGCTGTACGCGTGCACCGTGAGATTCCTCATGGCATCCTCACTTCCAGCAGGGCCGCACCAGCATCGAGAGCTGGCCGGCGTCGATGGACACGGGTATCGAGCTTCTGCCCGGCGGTATCGCGAACGCGTCATCCACCGACACGATGCCATGGCTGGGCTGCATGCTCTCGAAATCCAGCGTCAATGGCGTGGACGAGCCGCTCCATACGACCGTCTGGTCACCCAGCGAGCACGTCAGCCGGGAGACACCGGACGCGCGCACGATCGGCCAGGATTCCATGTTCCCGGTTTGCTCAACCTGCACCAGACCGTTCGACGCCGGATAGGATACCCAGTCGCCGTATCGGAATGGGTCGGGGCAGTAGATGATCAATGTGAATGTGAATGCGGCCATGCTCAGCAGGAATGTCGTGGACGGATCATCCGCGATGAATCCAGTGAGGCTTCTCATGCCGGATGCATCGATCACGTCGAGAGTGACCTGCCTGTAGGCGAGGTCGCTAATCCTGTCGACAAGTCGGGCCGCCGACACTGTGCTTGGCGCGGCGGCCACACAGTCGAGGGTGATGGTTCTGGATTCGCCTGTGAGTCTGCTCGGCCAGTAGGAACCATGCTGCTGCGGTTTCGCCGTGCCCGTTTCGCGTGGTTTTGTAGCGCCGATGAGTCCTTGGACGCCTTTTTCCTTTATCCAAGCGTCGCCGGACCTGTCGATCCGGTTGTCCAGCAGCCGAATCACATCATCATCCGTCCGCACATTGATGCGCATCCGTCACCCCCATCTATCCACCGCCGCCTTGGTCCTGGAACCGAACATCGCATACAGCACTTCCGGATCGGTACCTCGGGCGTCGATGGACACATTCACGTCAGTGTTCTTCGCTCCGGTTGCATACCCGGTCGGGGACGCGACATAGGAACCCGGGTTGCCGAACTGTGGCATGCCGAACGACTGCCCGTCAAGCGAAAGCCCTCCGGCTATCTGATTGAGACTCCTGGTCACGTAATCGGAACTGTCGTCGATGCCCAGGGCCATGCCGCGCCCGATCATGATGCCGACCTGTTCGCGGAACACCCTCGACGGAGAATGGATGCCGAGCACGCCCTTCGCCCAGGACAGCGCGTTGCTGCCCATGCTCGTGATCGTGTCCTTCAGCCAGCCGAACGCGCCTTTGATGCCACCGATAAGACCACTGACGATGTTCCTGCCGACATCGGTGAGCCATGTGGCGGCACCGCTCAACGCACTCATGACGGTGCCGTAGATGCTTCCCACGACGCCCCTGATGGCATTGACGGCCGCGGATGCAGCCCCGACCATGCGGTTCCATACGCCTGAGAAGAAACCGCTGATTGAGGACCATACCGAGTTCCACGTTCCCGCGATCGCTTGGGCAGCTCCGGCGATCGCCCCGGACAGCGCGCCGAGAATCGGGACGACGAACGCGACCATCCCGTTCCATACCCCGGCGAAGAAGCCGCTGATCGACTGCCAAACGCCGTTCCAGGTGGTCTGGATGGTGGTGATGGCGGTCGATATCGCTGTCGAGAGCGTGGTGATGATGGGCGCGACGAACGCGACGAGATTGTTCCACACTCCGATGAAGAAGTCGGACACCGCCTGCCATACGCCGTTCCAGGTGGTCTGGATGGTGGTCAGCACGGTCTGGATGACGAGCCACAGATTCGTGAGAATCGGTGTGAAGAACGACACTATGCCGTTCCACGTATCCTGGAAGAACCCGCTGATCGCCGTCCATGCACCCTGCCAGTCGCCCTGCAGGAGATCGACGATGGCGACCACGATCGTGCGAATGAGGTTCACTCCGGTGCTCACGATGCCGCTCAACACGGTCCACACGGTCTGTACATATGCGATGATGCCGCCGAGCAGCGTGTGCACGACGCCCGTGGAGTTCGCGGCCCAGCCGGTCAGCAGGTTCAGGATCGTCGAGAACACTCCGTTGATGCCGGAGAGCAGCTGCTGCCCGATCCACACAGGTACGGCACCGATGACGGTGACGATGTTCGCCATCACCCCCCCCCGATCGTGGATGCCGCGTTCGCGAATACCGATACGACGGCGCTCCACGCGGTCGACGCCCCGCTCGCGATGCCGGACCACAGTCCAGCGAAGAACGACGTCAGACCGCTCCACGCGTCGGACGCGGCGGACATCGTAGCGTCCCATGCCCCGGTGAGGACGTCGGTGAAGCCCAACCATGCAGATTGCGCCCCCGACGTGATCCCCGACCACAGCCCGGTGAAGAACGAACTGAGACCATTCCAGATCGAGACAGCCGTCGACGACACCGCCTGCCATGCCGAAACAAGGAACGAGGTGAACGATGACCATGCCTTCCTGCCGACCTCGGTCTGCGTGAAGAACCAGACAAGCGCACCGACCACTGCTGTGATGGCGACAATGATTGCGCCTATAGGATTAGCGGCGATGACTGCTCCCAAAGCCCGCCAAACAGTGGAGGACATGGTGGTTACGGCGTTCCACGCGAGCTGTGCGTTCTTGACCAGACCCATCCCGCCCGCGACGCTTTTCAGAGCCGCACCGAACCCGCCGAGCTCGGGCATGAGCGTTATGAATTTGATGACGCCATTAGCGGCACCGGTGATGCCGGACAATGCGCCGGGGATAGCCGCCAGCCCGGAACTCACGGCACCAAGACCTTTGGACGCGAGAACCACGCCTCCGATACCTGCAGCCAGCGGCCCAAGCCAATCAGCATTATTCCCGATAAAGGAAACCGCAGCCGATACTGCGTCAACAACATCTGAAAGCAGGTTGATGACCGTGGGCAAATGCATGACAGCGGACGCTCCAACAAGCCCGAAGACAGATATAAGAGGTGACAGCTGCGACGCGAGATCGCCGATGTTGTCGAAAAGACCGCTGATGGAATCAAGCAGATTGGATACTGCGTCACGCACGTTCAGCAGGAAATCGACCACCGGACTGTCTTCTTCCACATTGAATGCTTTGTGGAATGCGGTGGTGAAATCCCCCTTGCTGAGCAGATCGACAGCGCCTTGAACCGCCTGCGACAGCCATGAGAAGAAAACGCTGACGTTTGGTATGACACTTTCCAAACCTGATTGGAGCGCGGCACCGACCTTCTGCATGATCGGCGTGGCTGTTGCGGTGAAATTGTCGATGAGGGGGATTGCCTGGTTGAACAGACCACGCAACCCGTCGAGTATGGGGGTGGCCACCTGTTCGCCGAGCCTGGAGAGAGCGGCCTTCACGTTCGACAGCGCGCCGGTGAACGTGGTACCGGCAGACAGCGCCGCTCCGCCGAGTCCCTGCTGCATCGCGTCGGAGAAGGTCTGGAAGTCGATCTTTCCTTTGCTCACCATGTCGCTGACCTGGGCGGTGGTGAGGTTGAGATGCTTCGCGAGCAGTTGGAGGACGGGCACGCCGGAGCTCATGAGCTGGAGCATGTCGTCGCCCTGAAGCTTGCCGCGCGCCGCCACGGAACCGAATATGGTGCCGATGTCGGTGATGGAGCGTCCGGATATCTGCGCGGTGTCCGCCACGGTCTTCAGGACGTTGGTCAGCTGACCGCCCTGCTTGACGCCGGACGCCGACAGGCTGGCGGCCACGGTCGCCGCGTCACCCAGGCCGAACGCCGTGCCTTTCACCGAGGCGAGCGCGTCGTTCATGATTTCGGTTACGGACGCTGAGTCGTGGCCGAGGCCTTTGAGTTTTGCTTTCGCGTTTTCGATGTTGAGGGCGCGGTCGAATCCGCCTTTGGCGGCGAGCGCGGTGATTCCTCCGACGAATCCGGTGATGGTGCCGAGTCCGATTTTGCCGATTTTGCCGAGTGCGCCGCCGATGCGGCTGGTGAGGCTGGTGGATCCTTTGGCTCCGGCTTTGTCGATGGAGGGGGTGATGTCGCCTTCGAGGGTTTTGCCGAAGTCCTTGCCGGAGGGTTTGACCTGGACGTATACGGTGCCGATGTCCTGTGCCATGGGATTCCTTGCTGTGCTCGGGATCCCATGGCGGTGGGGTCATTCGGTGATGTGGAACACTTCGTTGAGGTGATGGCGGCGTTCCATGCGCGCCTTATGCTCGCGGTCGGTTTCCTGTTTGGTCTGGTGGAACTGGTCGGTGCGAGGGTCTGTCCATGGTCGCCATCCTTTGCGTTTGAGTCGGCCTTCGAGTTCGAACTGGTCCCAGAGACTGATTTCTGCCGAGGTGGGCGTGTACGACCAGTTGGCGAGCGCCGAGTAGCTTGCGCTGGTGTGTTCCCTGAGAATTTCCCTGGTGAGTTGCCATGCTTTGCCGTATGCCATGCTGGCTTTGGGTTTGTGGTTTCTTGGCGCGTCGAGCCATTGGTCGAGGTGGATCGGCCGGTAGGTTCGCTGGTAGTTTTTCAGCCAGTCGTGGTCTAGCGCGCCTTGATGGTTTTGGAGGAGGATGAGGAGGTGAACGCTTTTGGGTCGAGCCCCGACTCCACGGCCCATGTTTTGACGATGCCGGCGAGCCAGCCGAGCGGGTTGCCTGATTTGCGTAGCTTGTTCCACAGGTTGGGTTGCATCTGTTCGAAGTAGGCGAGACACACGGCCATGGCGTGGTAGTTCTCCTCTTCGCTGAGCACGATCTTGCTTTTGACGATGAGGATCACGTTGATGAGTTCGATGGGCAGGTCGGCGCTGTTCATGTTCGGCAGGTCGAATTTCATGTCCAACGCCTCCAGATGCACGTCTGGGTATTCCCGGGCGTCCGCGTCGATTTCCGGTTCGACTACCGCATAGTTGTCGTCGTTCATATGGTTTCCTTAACTGGTGGTGGGGCGGTCCATGTAATGGTGTGGTTCCCGGCGTCGCCGGACCGCCATCCTGCGGCGTCGGGAAGATTGAATCAGGCTCCGGTGGTGGCCGTGGCCGCCTTCTCCGCGGCGAGCAGGCCGAACACGTGGAACTGGAATCCGTCCGTTGCTTTGAAGAATTTCATCGTCAGATTGAACTTGATGGTGTCGGAGCTCTTGAAGGTCATGTCGTCACGGTCGGAGACCTTCGCCTTCGCGGCACCCAAAACGATGGGATTGCCATGCTGGTCGAGGCCGGCCAGCACCACGCCGTACTCCAGTGGCGTGGTGGCGTCCTTCACATGGAACGCGCCTGAGTCGTCTGCCTCCACGCCGAAATAGGCTTCGGCGATGGTCTTGCGGCATTCGATGCCGGCGAACTGGACCGTCCAGTATCCCGGCTCCGTTTCAGATACGACGGTGTCGCCGTTGTG